TACATCATTGTCACCCTCAGACTTGCCTTTAGATAATTCAAAGCATGCTTACGCGAAAAGGGGGGGTTGGGGGTCTGTTGGGTTCCCGGGCGCCAGCCTGCGACACTATGTCGCACCCCTACATCTTGTGTTGTATTCTTGCAACACCACTAACTAGCCCGGGCGACTTATCCACAGGTTATCCACAACTTAATGCAATTAACTATATCAATGGTCAATGGGCTGTGATACCCAATAACTAACAAGGAGAAATAGAATGACTAAAGATGAATTTAAAAGAATAGTTAAACAAGGTTTCTTTAGCTGTAAGTGGGTAAAGAATGATGGATCAGAAGGTCATGTTAAACTTGGTGTACTTGGTAAGCTCGGTTATCGCTTTACTAAAGAGAAGCGAGTAACTGAACACCCTAACTATATATTAGTATTCAAGATTAATAGTAGAGCCAAAGAGGACTTTCAGCGTTGGGCTAATGTTAATCCTAATACTGTGTTTGAAATCAATAGACAAAGTTATCCACAATGAACTTACCAATGTTCATAGTAGCCATATCATTGATGTGGCTATTAGTATATTATAGTGTCATTAACTTATAAAGGAGAAATAGAATGACTAATAAAACCAATGAAATTGTTCCAGTTAAATCTGTTAACAATATAGATATAACACCTGTATTCAATGAGATCATTGAATATGCAAAAGACCAAGCGACTGTTGGCAATCTTGAGGCAATCATCTCGTCTGTTCCTACTAAAGATAGTATGGATTGGAAGTTGATTAGTGGTGTACTAATGAATGCTACTGTTGAGTGGGTTGTTGAGAACAAAGGCAAGGAGAACGTTGACTCTCTTGACTTGATACGACACTTACAGAAAGATATAGGATATCTCTTAAAGAGATTAGGATTAGCGGTTTAGTCATCGCTATTTCTGGAAGAAGGGCTACTATTTAGTAGCCCTTTTTTTATGTCAATAGTTAATTGTAATAACTTGAAGCAGGAACTGGAGGCGGGCGCCCGGGCATCCGCAGACCAAAATCATACATCGTTGTAATCGTTGTTGGGAGTCTTGGGAGTTTGTAAGGCAAGAGCCGATTAACACCGTTTATCTTGCCTCTTCATAATGGGGTGTACAATTACAGTTATAACGAAACCACTATGTATAGAGTGTTGTTTTTATCTCGGTTAATGAGTGTCTTACTCTATACATATACTATAACATCAAAGTGCAGTAATGTAAATCCTTTCCCACATAAAGTTGTGGATATCTATTCTACGTTTCTCAGGATAACTTTAGTGCCCGGCGCGCCCGGTGTATACAGCTCATGGACCAGTCAAGTCATCGAGTGGTCCATGTTAGGAGTTTCCGGAGTTTGCCTGGCAGCAGGAGCTGCACTCCAGGAGCCCGGGCGCAGCAGGATCTTCACCCACTGTGTATAAATATATACCACACAAAAAAGCAGAAAACCGCCAATTTTACGGGTATTAATAGCATTAATCAGTCCATATGTACCTCTCTTTCTCATTCTGTCTTCAGGTTTACAACGCATATGCTTGTATGTCAACAATAACTTTTCCTTATTTTCCGCCATTCTTCTTCGGCGGGAAGTCCCGGGCGCGCCCGGTGCCCAAACGGCTGCCATTCCCCCTCTATCTAAGATTTCCTAAATAGAGGGAGTTTCGGAGTTTGCCTAATTCGTAGAGAATATACTTTTCACTTGTTCAGTAAATCCTTTATCTTCTTCTGTTTGTAGTTCTTCTACTCTCTTTGCATTGCGTGTCATGACTGGTACTACACCATCATAATGTGATTTAATACCCTTGAGTATATCTGTGTTGTCTTCTATTGCTTCTGCTATTCTACTTAATGCAGTAACTAATGTTTCTTCATCTTCTCTTATAACCATAATGAACTCCTTTATTCTATTTCTACTTATTATATAACACCTAATGACATCTATTACAACCCATCTACAAAATTTTCTGTGGATAACTTTCGTGGGTGGAAGTTCAGGGTTGTGGAGGTCGCCCGGGCGCCGGGCAACAACCTGGCCAAGATCCTAGATTAATTAGCTTCCATACTAGGGGAGTTTGGGAGTTTGCGGAGTTCGACGATCGCCCACAGCTGCAGCCCGGGCAGCGGGCCCTCGTACAACGGCGGAGGTCCATCATCTAAGTTCGTATTATCGCGGAGTTTGGGAGTTTGACCGCCGCCAAAAAGCTTTACGGTGCGTGTAGAGGGGTCGTGGACCAAGATAAATACAGGAGCACCTTTATCTGAATGAGACACATGGAAGGCATGCTGAAGAGGTGATATGAGTACTTTTGCACTCCCTTTTTTATTACGCCTCAATACTTTGAGTTCAACTGTAAAAAATCCACATTTATCGTGGTAAACCACACAATCTGGGAATCCAGGCGTAACGTATGACTCAATACGGGATGACATGTATTTACCATCGTCTAAGTATTTCTTGAAACTCTTCCAAAAATTTGTTTCTGGTTTTACGGTCATACTTTTTCTTGTCCTTTACTATCTTCTGTTTGTACAGGGGTGATGTCTTTAAGTCCTTCGCTATCAGATTTCTCTTCGACCGAGATAACAGTTTTATGACCTTCTTTTTTAAACGATCCATCTAGTCCTAATTCCTTTAATTGTTTCATCACATCATCACGTGACATATCATCTATTGAACCTGTCCTAATCTCCTTACGTTCAACATATAAACCAGCAGCTTGACCACGTAATCTTTCTGCATTTATTGCAGCACTATGAGACTTATCATTTAATGCACGATCACGCAATCTTGCTAATTCAATAACATGTTTATTCATTTCCACCTTATGTGTGTCATATATCTCATTTCTTTTTTTCCTAACTTCAGCTACAACCTTTGGATATTTATTCACATTCAATAACTCTGATGCTGTTGTTGCAGCACGTTCTTTTTTATATCCTGACTGTCTTGCACACTCTGTTGGTGTTAATCTACCCTCGTTAGCTACATAGATTTCAACGAATATTCGTTGCCTATCGGTTAATCCATCCTCACCTCTAGGGTATTTTAGTGCCATATCACGGGTATTACGGATGGTATTACGGAGGACCTTCTCTTTAAGCACCTCTAACTTACTGGTATATATATCTTTTTCACTCATTTTACCTCCAAAATACAAGAATTTGACCTATTTTCCATGAACCCGTAATACCTCCGTAATACCTTGTATCCCTTATCCCATATAGAGAATTGAGAAAAGGTATTACGGTATTGGCTAGAATCTACTTTAGAAAAAAATAAAAAACTTTTTAGCATCCAGCGCCATAATACAATACCACTCATAGTACTACTACACTCCTGTTAGAATACGCAATATAGTCAATGTATCCGCGCTTTTTTAGGTTTTGTATGTATGCATGTACATTACTCTTAGATTTCATTCCAGTCAACTGTTTAAGCTCCTCGAACGATGGTGAATAGCCATTGGATTGGATAAAGTGTTGAATTACTTGAAGAAATTGAGCTTGTTTCTCTGTTAAACCCATCTTCTTTTTATCGCCCTCCGTAATACCTTTGCCAATACCTTTATTTACTGTCATAAAACCCCTTAGCATTAGGATTTGGCCCGTAAGCCTTCCTTGTATGTCTTAGCATCTCGTTATATCCCCATTCATTTATTACCTCCTGTGTAATAGACTTTTCCAATGTATCCTTCAATCCTTTTTCACGATCATCAAGAACCAATCGCGTAGGACCCTTCTTTCTAACGTACGTTGATATCTTTGACCAGGTGACAATGATGGAACTTTTCTTGGGCCTAAGAAATCCTTTCTCTTGATCCAACCTTGGGAGCTCATCTTCTTTATCGTAGTTATCCCCAATGTATTGTAAGACTGCGTCATCACTTTCAAATTCCTTTACTATTTTCTCTATTACTCTTTTTTCTTTCCATAAATTAATTTCATACGTTTGCATATAGTACCCCTAAATATTCTATCTTCTTAATCCAT